CGGTCGCTATCGCGACCGCCGCGATCCCGCCATAACCCGCGGCGAATGCCTCCGCCGCCGCGACCAGACGACGGCCCCGTTCATCGAGAAAAGGGGCCGCCGCCGAAAACCGCTCTCTGATAGGTTCGATATCGATCACCACCACAATATATGGTATTCACCTGGTTGTAAATCCATATCTAACTCTATCAAAAGTCGATTCGATAATTCCCGGACGGGCCCTAAGCGTGGAATCTAGCTCCAGCAAGCGACAGTCTCCGCGATTTTCCGGTCATGCCGTTTTGCCTCGTCTGAGACAAGATTACTCGTCACAAGTCCAAAAATCGTCGGATTCGTAATACCGAATAAATTCGCGTGCCATCCTAGTTCATTTTCTACTGACGGAAGAGGGTGAGCCTTGGCAACGCCGAGGAATTTTAGCAAGATTGAATTCTGCATCCCAATGGGTATTCAAGGCCCCTTCGGTTCGACTGAAAACCGAAACCCTCGCGAATTATCTCAACTTCGGCCCTGTTCTCAGTTGGCTAAGCTCCGCAATGAGATCGGCCAAATTCGCCGATCGATAATTCCCGCAGTGCTCCGCAAACCCGGCAGGACCGGCAGATGGGACTAATTGAGACGATTGCAGCCCTCACTGGCTGCGCGCTCGTACTCGGCGTCGCGATCGTGCTCGATTGGCAACCATACCGGCCGGGTAAGTTCAATTACGTTCCGCTGATGATCGTATGCCTGGCAGCTTGCCTACTGCTCGGCCGGCACCTGCTCGCTTTGATAGCAGCGCATTAGACGAACAGGTCGAATACCGCCATGGTGAAAGGGGGTTTTAAGGGCAGAACCGGAGGTCGTCGCGTTCGTTCTCGTAATCCTCCATCGCTTGATGAAGGATGTTGTCGGGTGGCAGAGCACGTAATGCCAGCGAGATTTTCTTCAGGGTCGCCTCATCGTAGGCGACCGGTTTGGGACATTGGCACGCGGTCGAACGGGTGCCGCTGCAGCCGGCCACGACCAGAACCGTAGCGAACACCGCGGCGGCCATCTCCATCTTCGATACCATGCGCTTGGTTCCTGCCGGCCCTCCGCACCATGACCAGAGCCTCGCGCACGATCAAGGCGGCACCGCATCACCGGCGCGATGCCTTCCGCACTCTCCGTACAGGAACATCACTCTTCAGTACGAAGTGCAACTTCGCCATAGAGATTCCAGCGATAAATGAGGGAAGAGTGGGCGGATTATGGATGGGGGGTTTTCCACCACGCGGCGAGCTCGGCGACGGTGCCGGCGAATCGGCTGCGGTCGCACCGACCAATCCCCGGCACCGGTACCACATCGGTGCCGACGCGCCCGTCGGTGTATTGCCACAACTTCCAAGTCGACCAACCAGCCGGACAAACCGGCCGCGAGCCATAAGAGGGCAACCACAGCGGGCACCGAGACAAGACACCGTTCGGAAAACCTGTTCCGCGCTCGTCAAGCCCGTAGCGGCCGATATAGACGAGCGGCGCATGTCCGGTGGCCATTTGCAGCCGTGCCGCGGCTTCAGCAGCCTGTGCGACCGTCACGGTGCCGCCAATGGCGTTCGCCTCGGCGTCGAGTGCGAGTAAGGGGCAGCCTTCTGCTACCGATAGAAAGTTCTCGACTTGGAGATCCGGCGCCGAATTATCGAGAAAGTGATAGGCACCAACTAGCAGCCCGGCGGCTGTTGCGGCGGCGGACCGTGGAGCGAATGTCCCATCGATCCAGTACAAACCCTGCGTCGCCTTGAGGATCACCGCGGCAATTCCCGCCGACTTGGCCCTTACGAAATCGACTGGCGCCTGCCAGTGGCTGAGGTCGATCACAACATCCGATAGGACCGGCGGGAAATAAGGAACGGAGCCCAGGATCCATGACGACGGCAGGTCGGCGGCAAGGCCGGAGAGGGTCATTGGTGAAAGAGTCCTAGAATCGCTTGCTTGAACTGCGCTAAGGCGGTCGTCGCGGCGATGACCCCGCCGCCGAGCCACAGCGCGACGCGCAGGCTGAAGCGCCCGCGGTCAGTAATCCTAACGAGCTCCTCGACTTTGTCGATCAGCGCCTGCCTGCCCTTGCCGTCGCCGTGCAGCGCGTCGCGGATATCGGTGATGTCGCGTTCTATCAACGCGATCCTGACCGAGATCGGGCCGGGCACAGGGCAGGTGTCGCACGGCAGCCCGCCATGCGATTTTGGGTCGCTCACCTCCGCCTCCCGATGATTCTGATCCCGCCGGGGCCAAAGCTCAGCGTTTTGGTTTCGCTGCCCACATGCAGGCAGCACTCGCCGGTGGTTTCGTCCGCGGTGATGATTTCGCCCGGGACGTCAGTGTAATCGTCAGTGCGTACGATTTTCCAGCGGCGTTTATCTTCGGTACTGTGCCACGATTCAAGCTTCATTGTGCAATTCCCAAGAACGTCCATGCGAGATTTGCCAGCGTCGCGTCGGGAGTGGCGGGCGCGACCACGGTCAGCACGTCGCCGGCATTGAACACCGTCGCCGAGCTCATCGTGAATGTTGCCGTTGCAGCTGATCCGAGAAAGCTCATGCTTCCAAGAGCTGCGCCGTTCTTTTGGAGAGCAAAAGTTGTCACAGCGGTCGCAACAGTCGAAGCTGTACCCCGGCTGCCGGAAAGCCCGGCAGGTAAGGTCGCCGATGCCGCGAACACATAGCTTTGCAGCACAAGATTGGCGGTCGGCCTCCCGGTAAAGGACCCACTGACGATTGTCGAAGAGGTCTGCCCGGTACCCTTGACCATGTAGGTGTAGACAGGAACCGAGGCCAGGCTCTGCAGCCCGCCGCCGACAATATTAATAGATGGAAATTTCAAATAGATAATCTGGCCGATCAGGTTATTCGGATAGGAAAACCTGCCAATCGATCCGTCGAGCCGCGCGAACTGCGCCCCAGTTGGATGATCGACGATCATGGTGGCATAAGCGCCGCGATAAACTGTCGTCAGGTCATATCTGTTAGGCCCAGTAAGTGTTGCGGTCTGATAGGAGAGGAGCTCACCGCCGACATAGCAGAGAGTTACCAAATTCGCCGCATCTGCGGCAGAGACCGAGACAAGCCCACCCTTGCTTTCAGTCAGATCGACGGAAAGAATATCGGTGGTATCCGGCGAAGGATGCGACGGCAGATCAGCGATCAGTGTCCCTTGCGTCGCCGGCGAGATCACCGCCCCGGCGAGGGCATACGAATTGCCGTCGCTCGAGATCCAGACCTGTGCGCCACCCCAATTCGAGCTGCCTGACAGCGCAACCCAGATTTCGAGGCCGCCGGTCGCCAGCGCGGCTGGGGGCTCGAAAATGATCGGCGCGTTGATATCGCCTGGAGCCGAACTCCAATTCGGTACGTAGCCAACAGCTGCCTGTTTCGGATAGAGCGCCGCTGTGGAAAAGCCACCGAAGAAATCCTCCGCAGTAATCGAGAGAGTGCCTTCTTCGTCCTCCTCCACCGCGGTAATGCGCACGGTCAGCGCCGAGGCGCCGAGCAGAGAATCAGTGATCTGGACGAGGTCCATTGGCTCGAGCAGGCAATACTTCCAGCCAAGCCTGAAGGTGTAGGTATTGCGAAACAACAACGCGCGCTGCAGCATGAGCTGGGCCACGATGGGGCCGACATTTGCGGGGTCGACAATTGCGCGTGCCTTCAGCGAACTGTCGCGGCGGACGCCGTAAAGCGCGATCGCCGCCTGATCGAAGGCCTCGACGACAGCGGTGTTGTAGCTATTCGATCGGTCCAAACATTCGAGTTGGATCGAATTGGTGGCGTCGGCCGGCGTCGACCGTGCTACGCGGACCGGATCGCCGCTGAACCCACCGGTGATTGGACCCGCGGCCGACCGCAGCGCCAGTCCGCCCGGCACCACCCCGGAACTTGTCCCGACGCTCGATTCCTGGACAATGAAGTCATCCTCGCCCAGACTGTAGATCGGGGTCGTATTCGGCGCGTAGGTGGTGCCGTAACCTGAGACAGTCTGATCGCCGTACGGCACGATCTTCAATAGCCCGCCCGACCAGACGATGGCACTGTTGGTGATCTTCACAATGTCCGAGAGGTGGTGCTGCGCCTCTTGCTGCGTATCCAGCGTCGGCGACAGCATCATCCCGAGAGCCTGGCAATAAGTAGAATAGAGGGTCAGATCGCTGAGGTTTGCGGGAGGGAAACCAGCCCCGTAGCGAGGGTTGGTTAGAAAGTCGGAGACGATCGATGCTGGGTTGGCATCGAGCCCATTGGTGCCGCTGAGCGAAAGGGAGCCGTGCACCTCAAACGAGAAATTTGGAAGGGTAGCCGTGTTCCCCATTGCGTAATTGTTGGCCACGACAGTTGCAGTCCCGGAATAGCCGAGGGCGTCGGCAGCATGGTTCGTTTGCCAATACGGATCTGTCAGTTGGCCGTCGCTCCCGACATAAACCGCCGCCGGGAGGGAAGACAGCGCGCCGACATTCTTGTCCCACCACACCGTGCCGATCCCAGCAATCGGTCCTTGGCACACGCCCATGATAACCGAGGCGCTGTATTTGTATTGTTGGCCGCCGCCTTTGCCTCCGCCACCGCCCTTGCCCGCGCCTCCCTGACGCGATGATGGCGTCGCCTGGAAGTCGTCGTACTCAATTAGGTTTGGGGAAACGCGGGTGGTGCCATAGACAAGCGGGATTACTCCGCCATGCTGCGAGGTTTGGAATTGGAGCGAGCCGACCGCCTTCTGCTGTTTGGCATTCGACACGCCGCCCACAATTCCGCCCATGGTCGATACTCAGAGCTCAGAGATCGGAAACGGGTCAAAGAACCGCACTAGGCGGCCGATCAGCGGTGCCTGGTCCGCATCAGCATAGACGACCCCCGCATCGCACCAGGCATGGATCAGCCGCGGCCAAGAAACGATGATCGCGCCGTGAGCGAAACACCGGGCGAACTTGAAAACTGCCACATCACCCCTCCGAGGCGGCCCGTCAATCTCTCGCGCGTAGCGCATAAGGCCCTCGAGATATCGCTCGGCGTCGCGGTGCAGGTTCCAATCGGGCGGATAGAACGGCACATCGATATGAGGGATCACGCCCGCCGCCTCATAGACCTCGGCGAGCAGCATCAGGCAATCCGTGCCCCCTCCTTTGACCCGGCCCATATGGTGATAAGGTGTCCGCAGCCAAGTTTCGGCCTCGACGATTACCACTGACCTCTGGCTCATACAGCGGTCTCGGGTGTCGGGATGTAGGGAAAGCCGCCGAAGTGAGTGATGTTATTGAACACGTTCTTACACGTCGCGAGAGTGCGGTCACAGCCGGGGCGCAGCTGAAATTCATCACCGACCAGGACGGGCGAAAGAAACGCGAGTTTAATATAAACCCAGCCGCCCTCCATGCTCGCGACCGTGCGGCTCGACCCCGCATTTGCTCCTGTTACACCAGTGATGGTTCCCTGCGCGTACAGGTTCGCCGGACTTGGGCTGACAGAAGTCGCGATTTGCACCTGTGTCGAACCGGGCCCGACCGCAAACGTCACCTGTAGAGCCGACCGATCGAATTGACACATCGCATCCCCAAAGACATGCGTGCAAGATGACTGCCACAGCCGGCGTGGCATTTGAATGTTCAGAAGCTCGAGATGCGAGCGACATTTGATGTCGATGCCCGTGCGCGTACAATCAATGTCCGAAATGCGGCCGGCGAAAAGAATCACGGTTCCGGGGCTCGTATCGCCATAAGTTGGCATGAACGCTCGCTCGAGCTGCAGCAGCGCACCGTCGAGCTGGCCCTGCCAGGCCGCTTCCAGAAACGACGCTCCGCCGATCAGATCTGTCGTCCCGGGATAAAGCATGACCTCGAGCTCGTCGACCTGAGTGCCAATAACGACCTTCGTTTTCGAGCGCTCGAATTTAGGGCCCAGGGCGAAGGTGTAGCCATTGGCGATAAGCACGGTCGGCGCCGCCGAATAGCGCAGCACCAAGCCGCCGACCAGGGTAATCGTGTAGAGGTCCGCCATGATGAACTGATCGCTGCTTCCTAGTAGCGCGATCATCGCGGCGCTGGCGGCCTTCATTGCCGCACCGAAATGAAGGTTAGCTTTTTCAGCTGCCACAGCCGATACATAAAATTCTCAAAGTCGTATTTGTCGTCAATGAACCGGCAGCGAAAGCAATAAGTGAAATCGGCAGTGATGATCAGCCCGCTCCCCGGGGCAGTATTGAACGTCACCAACCCGGTTTCCGGATCAACGCTGTAAGCTGCGGGGTTGTATGTGATTCCGTTGAGGTAAATCGCATGGACGACATCCGGCGCTACAATCGGCTCGAGAAAGCCGCCGCCAGGCAATGTTGCACCCATTGCGCGCTGGAGCTGAAAAACGGTTGTGCTCGCGTTGCCGGTGCCAATCTGCTGCCCGGAGACTTGGCAGTCGCTAGGATCCTGAAATAGGAATGACCCGAAGGCCCCCTGGCAGAGCATAAAAAAGCCAACCAGGGTTCGAAGCTCATCGTATCCGGCCGCCGGGTTGTCGCGCAGGAAATCGTAAACCAGCGCAAACTGCCACAGCGGGTAGGGATAGTCGAGCGCCCGCAACTCTCGCCCCGAGGCCGCGCGCTGAATGCGGGTCTGAAATGTCGGCGTCTTGGTAACGCTCCAGGCGAGCCCGGGCAATGTCGGGAAGATCAACGACATCAGGCCGTCCGCAGCGCCGAGCCGTTGCGCATCGCCTTATTGAGGGCCGCGACGAGAAGGCTGCCATTGCTTTGGAAGAACCTTTTGACGTCGTGGCCGTCGATTGCCGAAACGTTGATCCCCACCGGGCTAGCGCCTGTCCCGACTCCGCCACTGGCTGAGATCATCCCATGGAGGCCTTGGCTGATATTAGCCGGCAGGATCATCTCATTCTGGTGTACCATGGCGAGCTGATCCGATGGCACTACCCAACCACCGGCGGCCGATGCGATTCCGCTCGCGGCGGCCATCACCGTGGCTTCCCCGGCCGCGGCAGGTCCAGCCGCCGCCGGTCCCATGATCGGAGACAGGAACGCAAAAATACCGCCGAACGCTTGCGCCGAATCGGTAACGATGCTTTTGATCGCATTCAGTGCCTTCATCGCCAACCCCGAGGCCAGTCCCTCGCTTTCGGCCGCGGTGCGTGCCGCAGCACCTGCCTCGGTTGCTGTCGTCATGGCGAGCTCGCTGGCGATCCAGTTGGTCACCATTTTGACACCCAGGTTGACAAACTCGCCGATGATCGATTGGGTGATATTCGTGACCGCCTTTTGCAGCGTGGTGGTGCCCAAGATCATGCCGGTGATCGAGGTGTCGAAGGCGCGCTGGATCGGCTGCATCAGGCTTTGCCAAGCTCTTTCGCTGTTCTGCACCGCCTGGATGTCGAGCTTCTGCCTTTCGGTCAAAAACTTCTCGTATGCGAGCCGCTCCTCGTCCACCAGCTTTTGCTGGATCGGGACATCGTTCTCAGCAGCTGCGAACTTCTTCTCGAAATAATCTTGTTCGAGCGACCATTTAGTTTCGAGCATTCCCTGGAGCTTTGCGATTTCCTCTTTGCTCGAGATTTGGCCGAGTTCGGCGCTGGCCTGGATAGCGGCCTTCTTGCGGGCGTATGCGGCGTCAGTAACCTTTTCGTCAGCATCGAATGCAGCGAGCGCATCGCGCTCGTTCTGAACCACGAGTTGTTTTTCCAATTGATAAATATTGCCTTCAACGGCAAAGCGCGCCTTCGATCCCGCCTCCGTCAGCGCCAGTTTCTCCTGCCAGAATGACACCTCGTCCGCCTTGGAATCTCTGTAGAAGGCACCCTCGTAGAGGAGCTGGCTTTGAAGCTCCGCACGCCATTGCTGCAGGCGATCATTGGCTGCCCCCTGAGCAGCTGCAGTGGCTCCAGTGTACCCTATGGCCCTCGCCCCGTCTGCGCTGCCGAGCCCACCGCCCCGCTGTTGGCCAGCACCACCGAGTTGCTGGCCATCACGCTGCCCATCCGCGACTGCAACGTTCGGGATTACACCATCGCCGATCGAGCCGGCGAGGCTCCCGACCTTGGACTGCAGTATACCGATCGTAGCTCCGATCTGGGCGAAGGCGGCGCTTATCTGGGACTGCGCTTGCTGGGCCGCCGCACTCAGGCCGGCAAACTGAGCCTTCATCCCTTCTGTGGCTGCTTGGACCGAAGTTGATGCCGCCTCCATGCCGGATTGGAGGTCATCGGTCTGAGCGCTGATGACGACGCTGGTTTCTATATCGGCCATGGTAGCCCTCAATACAAAGGGCGCCCGGAGACTTTCCGGTGGCGCTCTTGAGCGAGTTTACTAGCCCACCGTCATCCGGCGCCTCAATTCGGCGAAGTCGAGCACCGCGGGTGCGAGACCAGCATGGATATCTCCGGAACCAAAGCCCGGCCCGAGTTCCGCGAGCAGCGAAGTGATATCCGAGGCCGTGTTATGACCGAAACTGGAGGAGGCTTCGCCGGAAAGCACCGGGGGCTTTCGCGGCCTCTTCTCCTTGGCCAGCCCTAGATATGCGGCCACCAGCATGTGCAGCGGCGGGTGTTCGGCCCAGTAGGCTGTGAGCTCCTCGACATCGAGGAGCGTCATCGCATCGATTATGGGATAGCTGTATCCGCAGGCGGTGGCGAGCAGGCCGTAGATGTATCCCCAGCCATCTCGGGGCTCGACCGGGGGATCACCACCGCCACGGCTTCCCCCGAGGGGCTGCCGCGCGGCTTTAGCCCCGACCCCGTGAGAACTGCGTTGAGCACGGCACCGGCATTGCCGAGGTCGAGCAGGTTTTCGACCGTATCCATTGTCACGTCGGGATAGTTTCGTTGCAGTGCCGCAGCAACTATTTCCACTAATACACCGATTTGCGGCTCACCCATCAATGCACCGATCTCGGTTAGCTGCCGCACCTTGGGCATGAGGCGGCGGAGTTGGCCTAGGGTAAGCGGTGGGACCAACCAATCCTGGCCGCCCATTGCTACCTCGACACCAGGAATCATCACTCCACCGTACTGAGATAACCGATCGTACCCGAAGCATCGGCGAAAGCGCTGAAATCAAGCTCGCTGATTGTCCAAGTATCGACCTTTGTCGGTAACGACAGCTTATTCGCGGTGCAGGCGTTGAGGCGTAGCGCGGTTCCGCTCCCATTGTAGGTCGTGTAGAATGTTGCCTTAAAGGTAGGGGTCGCCCCCATAAGCTGGTTCGTAAGGGTAATCTTGCTGCCAGTTGTCGCAACGTTGTAGGTGTATGAGAGCAAGAGCGCAGCATTCGCATCAGCGGAGGAGAAAGTATAGATGCCGGTCGAGAAGTTGACTGAGTATTGACCCGCGGCCGAGGGCGTGGTCACCCTGCTGAAACGTTTGCCGCTACCGGCGTAGACGACCCCGAGATCATCGTTGTAGCTTGCCGCGTTGGCCGCTGTCACCGTATAGGGCGTCGCCGCCGGTACGGTTGCAGCCTCGAGCTGCGCGACCGCAAACTGACCGGTTGCCGGTGTCAGCCCGAAAAAGATGTCGGAATACAGCAAACCGAGGATCTGGGCGAACTTCGCCTTGCCAGTGATCTTACCCTGCCCTCGCGCGATCGCGACAGGGAATTGAAGTTGCCCGTAAAGCTCCTTGTCGGTCCAGTCGAAGGCGATCTGGATATCCTGGAGCACGCCGAACTGGCGCGGGCCAATACCCGAGCCGGTGACATCAGTCCGCTCGCCCCAAACTGCACCCGCGCCGAAGCTCAATTGCATGTCACACACCCCCTCTTAATAGCTGCTTTAGCCTCTCCTTAGCGGCGTGGGCGACATTCCAGGCCTGCGTGTCGCGCGCGATTGCCGAGCCCGGAAAATGATCTGCCCACCACCGCTCGATCAGCTGCTCGGTCGCAACAGGCTCGGCGGTTTTGAGGGTTTCGTAATTTTCCTCGGCCATTTGGCTACTCCTCGAACAAGGGTTCATTGAAGGGCTACTGAGGACACCTGGACGACCCCCTCGCAGAAGCCATCCGGAGCTCCCGCCGCGCGACTGCCCCGCGGGGCATGTGGAAAAAGACGCGAGCTGCGTAACGTGTTTTTGTCAGACGCACAGCACCTCAACTGGGACGATCGCGATTGCCTGATCCCCAAGAACGCCTTCATCGGTTTCGATCTTGCCGGTGATGTAAGCGTGCTGAACCATTTCAGGTAGGCCGAGGTTCTGGATCCCGGTCGCCGCCGACGGTGCCAACGCGGCTTCGAGAGCATCGATAAGCGGGTTCAGGATCGTTCCCGGTGCCAGGTAGGGGTCGCTCGAGTGGGCATACACATAGAATTCGGCGTGGAGCGTCCACACGATCGGCGCGCCGAGCCGCTTTATTGCGGCGATGCCCCCTTTTTCCCTCATAAACAATGCGGGCTGCTCGGCCGCGGCCACATCAGCCCAATGCCGCAGACGCCGATTCGCGCTGGCGAACCTTGCCGCGCCAGAGCCGAGCGCCCAGAGTGTCGCATAGATCGTCTCACGAATAACCATCAGTCGTCCTCGGTCGCGGGCATCGACGACTCGTCAGCGGCTTGTCGGGAAGCGCGACCCCAGATCATGTATTGCAAATTCATTCTGTCACTATTTCGCGCAGAGAGGCTCCGACCTCATCGCGAATTGCCGGTGCCATGTCCTCAAGTGCCGAGCGCAGAAACGAGCGCTCGGGAAGATCCATCCTGCGGCTGTGCGCTCGAACGCTGATTGTCTTCCCGGAGATTGGGCGCCCAAAGGCCTCCGTAATGCGTCGCAGGCTTGCCCTGACGTTGACCGTACCTGCGAAACCATACTCTTGAGCACCAGCATATGCGCTATCGGTGAAAACGGTCGCCGTTACCGCCGTGGCGACCTGATCGACTCGTAGATCGATGCTCGACTTCAGCGATCCAGAGCGCGCAGCAAGCATCTGGCCGGTGAGCTCATCCTGCTGCACCTTGCGCTGAAGATCGATGGCGAGCTTGGTGATTGCCCTCACGAGGCCCGAATTGATCGCAACCGGCATGTCGCGCAGCCGCGCCAGCACTCTGTCCTCGCCGGCCAAATGAGCCGTGATCACAGGACGCTCGCGAATATTGTTGTGTCGGCGGTGGCGGGGGCCATCATCGGACGAACGCCGGCAACCGGGGTGACAAGGCGGTATTGTTGCAGCAGCGTCTTGATCCCATCGCTCAGGTCTTTTTGCGAGTATGTGACCGTCTCGGCACCGCCCAAAGATTTTGAAACTTCGCCGATCCGAGTACGCTCGCGGTAGCGAAGGGCAACGAGCTCGACGCACGCTTGAGCGATCTCGGGAGGAGTAATAGGATATCCAGCGGTGTAGGTAATGACCACGTTCTGGGTCCCGCAGCCGAACATGTAGCTGCGAACCGAGATCTGTGTTTGACTGAAGCTGTAGCCTGCCGCACAAGTCGAGATCGCGCGCGGGATGGCTTGGCCATCAATCGTCAGAGACAGGACGGCCGAGACTGGAAAGCACGCGAATTGCATTCGTTGGCCGCCAGTGCCATCGCGTACCTCGAAGTAGTCTGCCGGCGCAATTTGGCGGTTGAGCCAGGTCTGAATATAGTGACTCGCCGCGGTGACGAGGTTTGTCAGCAGCGCATCGTCAGTCGCGGGAAAGTTGCTCTGCCCCGTCTGCAGCCATGCCTTAACGTCGGCAAGCGTCGTCAGATCGTCAAAGGCCACCGCATCAACCTTTTGTGGAACGATTGCCCAGTATCGGATTGGCGCGCTTTGACACCGGTGTTGCGCCTTGAACCACGGGCACAAAACCATGCGCCAGGAGCTCGGAAGCGGCTTCGGCAGGCACGAACACGTCCCCGTTCTCATCACCGGGATATTGGCGACCGCCATAGCAGCATCCGGCAGCGCCGTGGTGATGCAGCTTGAGCATGCCAGCCGAAACCACGTCACCAGTAGTCTTAGGCACTGCGAACCCTCCGTTCCCGATCAGGGAGCCAACAGCCTCAAGCGGGACCCATATCAGTCCGTCAGCGCCGACGGGATAACGCACTGTGCCGTAATTGGCCTCGTCCTGGCCAAACATGGCGCGGAGCAGCATCAGTTCCCGGCGGCGAACTGAGACCCCCGGGGCGGACCCGGGGGCTGCAGCAGCCGGCGCTTCCGGCGAAAGCGCCAAGAGATCGGACACCACGATCACCCGTTGGCGATGTTGCAGATTACTCCCATAGCAAAAGGTGCGTATACGGCCAACACTTCTTCGGCGTAGACTCCTACCTGGCGCTGTCGGGTGACAATGGGCCAATCGATCTGGTAATAGTCCTGCCGCGTCCTGACTTCCGCGACGTTCGGCACTTCGTTGGACTGGTATTGGATCGGTAGGTTCTCGGCCCAGCCGATCACCGTGCCGGGCGGCACGCGCGGGTGTATCCTAATGGGAATTCGGAGACCGCCGTTTATTGCGAACGGATTGTAGTAATATTGTACAACTCCAGAGGCAGTCAACTGATACTCGCCGGCGCTTCCGTCGGCCGGCGTGTCGTATCGCAGGAGCGGCCCGGAGGCGTTCGACAGCACTTTTGTGGTTATATTCTTCAACTCCTGGGAGTTGACGTAGAGAACGGTCGGCGACACCTGGAAATTGTCCCACATCTTCTGAAACATGATGTCGATCTCGACGACCGAACCTCGGCCCGAGGCCGTCAGCGGCGACCCAGTGCCGGCCGTCCCCGTTGCCATGATGTTGACATACGCGTTTGACCCCGCCTTCAGTGCGGCCGTCAACAGCCCGTCATAGGCATAACTCGAATTGGCCGAGTTATCGGCGGTAATCGCCGATTGGGACTGGTTGCCGGTGCTGAGCGGCGCGGAAATGGCCAGGCTGTTGATCGTTGTGATCGCCTGCAACGTTTCGGCACCGGTCGTGCTCGAGACATACCAGGCATAGGCAACCGCTCCCTGGATTGGGGTGACGGTGCAGAACAGGGTCTGGCCGAGGGTTAACGCCTGACTCGCCTCGCCACTAATATTCGATGAACCGCCCGAGAGGGCGAAGGTCTTGCCGTCAGCACCAGTGACGGTCTTCGAGGTGGCAACCCCGCCCAAAACGCTCGAATTCTGGTAGCCTTCGAGAGTCAGTGCTACGGTCTTGACGAAATAGGTCGCGGCCGGAAGCGTCGCACCGGCGCCTGATGCCGATAAGGTCGGGGTCGGAGGGGTACCGAGGGTCAATGAGGCGTTGCCGGCGAGGATCGCCATCTCCTCCTTGAGCATCATCTTTTGCAGAAGGCGGAACGCCATGTGCGCCTGAATGTCCTCGAACTCGCGGCCGGCTGAGATCGCTTCGAAAGTCGCTGCGTCTTCCTCGCCGATCGTTACAAACGTGGATGTCTTGTTTGAGGTCGAATACGACATCTGGCCCGAGCGTTGGCCTTCCGGCACCCAACCCATCGCATCAAAGCCGGAACCGATGATAGCGTTGACCTGGCGCCAGTTCGTCGCAGAGCCGATCCCGCCGCCAACACGTGGGATGATGTTCCTGATCGGAGTGACAAAAGGATAGAGGTTCTTGGCCGGCGCCTGAAGGTCGTACGCCAGCAAGCCGGTGCCAGTCGAGATCGACTTGGCGAGTATATAGTCCGGCTTAGCCAGGACCCCTTTCATGAGGTCCAGCGATTCTTGAGTGATTGGGTTCATCAAACTTTCCTCCCGGAAGGGGGGCAATGGAAGGCTCGGAAGGGTACCGAGCCTGGCGATGGCCTTTCGGCCTGATGGTGTATGCTTCGCTCCCGCGGCTGCAAATCGTGCCGAATGCGGCAGTGAATCCAAGTACCGCTCTGTTCACAGCTTCGTTAGCTCGCGCGGGCGCGCGTCACGACAACTTAGGTGCGCGTGCGGCGGCGGTCTGACACACGCGGGCAACTCCGATTGGGCTACGAGCCTCACCTCAATGGTCTCGTCCCATTCAGCCATAAGACGAGGCTCCAGCGGGTCCCGCTTTCTACCAACGAGGCCCGATGCATAACAAACGAGGGGAACACAACAACGTCCCCTACGTCCAGGTCGACTTTATTTTCTATCGACCCTCCGTAGAAAATTTCCAGTCCGCCGCCCTTCATCAGGTCTTTTGGAGCCAATTCGACGACAGCCGTGATCTTACGCAAACTCAGCTGTCTCGCTCCAAGATCCATATGCCATTCATAATGTTGACCTGACTGATAGCGAGTAAGCTGGGCCTGCCCCATATCGTCAGACAACTCGAAGCCGTAGTTTGAATTATAGAGGCTGACTGCGTTCCACAATCGGCTGAAAATCCACTCTGTATCTGGGATGCATGGAATCCAAAAGAGGTCGCTCTCCCTCAATGTTAAACCTGCAGTATTCGATATCGTGCTCCGTATCAAATGGTTATTGTGATGTAGATCTATTATTTGTTTGCACTCTTTGCCATCAAAATGGCTTTTATATACTTCAAAGTAATTGTGAATTTGCCACAAATCTCTAGAAG